CTACACCCACTTCATCGAGCTGTCATAGGTGCTGTGCCGCTGCGCCTCGACGGCGTAGCGCAGGGCGTCGACGGCGTGGTTCTCGCGGTCCTCCAGCTCGGACAGGATCTCGCCGGTCTTCGGGTCGGTGCGATAGCTGTACAGGGCCAGCTCGTCGATCAGGTGGCGGCAGCGCGGATGCACCACGATGTCGTGTGCCTTCAGGAACTCGACCCCGTCCTTGACCGATCCGGCCCCCTTGGTCGACCCGGTGATGCTGCCGAAGCCGTTGCGCTGCATGTAGCTGATGGTCTCCGGCCGGGAGCTGTCGGCGATGATCGGGCCGCGCCGCGACCCCGGCACGGTGTCGAACAGCGCCGGCGTGCGGTCGATCTCGCAGCCGACCTGATGGGCCTCGTGGTCGACGAACAGCGTCCGCCCGACCACGAAGCAGCGCACCAGCACCGTCGGGTCGCGGGCGAAGCCCCAATCGGCGCCGAACAGGAAGCGCGCGTCGGCCGGCGTGTCGAACGCCTCCACCTTCCAATTCTTGAACACCCGGGTCTCGCTGAAGGTCTGATAGCCGCCGAGCCAGACATGCTGGTGCTTGTCCGGGTCGCGCGCCTGGTCCCATTCCATCTCCACCCGCAGCACCTCCGGGAAATGCGGGTTGTCGGAATATTTCACCGGCGCCAGCAGCGAGCCGGGCGGCGGCGGCCCGGCGCGGAACAGCGCGTCCACCGGGTCGTCCGCCCGGGTCGGGTTCCACGAGAACCACAGCTCCGACCCCGGCTTGCGGAGGGTGGGCCGCAGCAGGTCCAGGCTGCGGATCGACAGGGCTTGCGCTTCCTCGACCCAGGCGATGTCATAGCCCTCGAGCGATTTGATCGACTCCGCCGTGTGGTTCTGCATGCCTTGAAAAATGATCCGGCCGCCGCGCGGCCCCAGGATGCGATCGGCCTGCTATAGCTGGGCGCGCGCTTTTGGATGACGGGGCACCGGTTTTGGCAGGCAAAGCGATTTCTTGGATTACTGCGTCCCCGCAGTGAGCTACCTGCCTTGAACCGTGCGCCTTCCGCTTTGGGTAGTAGCGTATCCTGCCCCAGGTGCCTAGGAGACTTTTGCCGGATAGCGGCGCCGGACACTCAGCGCTCATCGGCACCACACAGCAGCCGTAAACAGTGCTGTGCCACCGTTGAGGTCAACGCTCGTTAGTGGCCGTTGCAACCTGATTGCGCAACCTGGGGACCCGCTCTGGCATACATGGTGCTTCGACGCCGAGGAACATGCGCACCGGGCCTTTCCGCGCGTCGGCTCTCCGGTATATCGTAGCGGGAGACTAATTGCTCAGGCGGAGATATTTTCATGAAGATCAGCCACATAGAGTGGGGAGAGGATAGTGCGGAAAAGGATAAGGACCTTTTGCAGTACTTTGTGACGTCAGATGCGCTCCGTCGATTAACGAACAAATCAAAAAGCATTGTGATCGGACGGAAAGGCTCAGGAAAGAGTGCCCTACTCGCCAAACTCAAGCAGGAATTTTCTTTGCAACCCAACACGCTTGTCGTGACGGTTTCTCCGAAATATAATTCAATTCGCTCTGTTCTAAATGATGAAGCTATTGTTAAAGGGTTTGCAGAGGAAGTGTTCTTTCAGCACACTTGGCTGCGACACATATATCTAGATATATTATGCCTGCTCGGAGATCAATCCAGAGGCAATCTTACGTCTGGCAGCGCCGAATTTGCTCGAAAGATTGCCATCGAGCAACAGAGAACATCGAAGGACTTAGTTGAGAATATTTCGGAGATTTTCAGAAATATTACGGTCAAAGCTGGAGCTCTTGGCGAGTTCGGTATAAACGTTGAAAAAGAACTTCGGCAATCGGCTGATGTTGACTCACTTGAATTTCATGCAAACACATTAACAAAAGATTGCAAGATCGTAGTCTTGATCGACGATCTTGATCTTGGGTGGGACAATTCGCCAACGGCAAATAGTATGCTTTTGGGGTTGCTGTCAGCGACAACCAATATTAATAGCAAGCATTCGAGTATTCACACTATAACATTTTTAAGAGAGGACATTTATACAGTCATATTAACAAAAACTCAACATGCAGATAAATACCGAAATGTTGAAAAGATTCGATGGGATAAGGACTCTCTCATACGAGTTTTGGAAATGCGGATCAATTTCAACAGAACAAAAAATGGACTTCCGAAAATTGCCGACGCATTCGAGACTGTTTTCCCTGTATCCATTGGTACAGCTTATACCGAGAATTGGCTAGTTGAAAGAACTCTTTCACGACCACGCGAACTAATTCAATTGGTTCGGTCATATACCGAAAGCGTGGAGGGCGAGATGCCTTCTGATGACGTACTTAAGACTGCCGAGACTGGGTACTCAAGTTGGAAACTGGCAGATGTGTGCTCTGAGTACTCAAATCAGTACCCATCGCTAAACGTAGTGACGGCTCATTGGTCAACTAAGTTCCGAAGGCAGAAATATCACCTTAAATACACAGAAATAAGTGAACTCTTGTTAGTAATCTTGTCAGAAGTACAGATAAATTTTCCTTGGTTCAATGAAATAGTAGCGAACACTGATATCGATAAAATGCTTAATATACTGTACGAAGTTGGAATAATAGGAGATTTCGTTTTAGGTGGTCCAGGGGGTAGCAAAACATACTATTCATATGAGGATTTCCATGAACCTCGGTTCGATGAAATTCAGATTCATCCTTGCTTTCGTCGTGCATTGAACACCGTCGAACGGATTAGGGCATGAGGAAAACGTAACGCGTTAGCCTTCTGCCAATTCAAGGCAAGCATGGCGTACAATGCGCGGCTTGGCTCTCGTATTCGGTCGCGACGTAGCGAATGCTTGACTAGTAGTGGCCGAAAGAAGTTCTCCCGCCCGCGCCTAGCCGAGGACGCGCGCGGGCCGGAGTGGCTTTGAGTTGGCCATGGGCGTGAGCTTAGCCGACCGGCAAGTGCCAACGCACAATCCTCGTGTCAGCGTTCGAGGTTGGAGACGGCGCGGACGGCCTCGGCATAACTGACCTGATTTTCGCGCCGATAGCGCTCGGCGCGCTCGTGCAACTCCATCCCGCCGGGGCTGACCCGGGCGCCGGGCGGAAGCGTAAGCCCGATTCCCATTTGCGGATCACCCGCCAAGCCATGACGCCGGACCAGGTTCTTGCCTTCGGTGGCAAGCTCCCCGAATGCCACGATCGGCGGGCGGCCGCTGACCAGGCGCACGAAGGCTTCCCACAAGTTCATAGTCCGGGCGTCCCCGGCATCAGAGAACCTGACGGCACTGTCGCCTGCCGCGTGGTCGTGAACCGCCTCGGCGAACGCCGCCAGGAAGTCCCGGTCCTGACTGGGCACACGCGCTTCATTCACCATCCGGTCAATGAAGCCCTGCCGCTCCCGGAGGCGGTAGTTGTCCAGCGTCACGCGGAGGCGCTGGGCCTCGCTGTCCGCATTGAACGCGGCCAACTCGATTGTCTGCCCGGCCTCTGCGGCGAAGGCGACAGGGGACAGCCCCTTGACGGCCGGCGGCACGGCGCCGAGGAAGCCGACATGCTTGAGCGCCCACACCCCTGGCGTGGGGTTGCTCGGCGCGTCGGGCTTCCAGAAGCTTGCCGAGACGTTCCGGTACCGGCCATCCCGCACCAGCTCCGCGAAGCTGGCGTCCACTTCCTGCGGGGTGACGCGCAGCTCGTCACCGCGCGCCTCTGCCTTCTCGACCCAGCCGAAGGCCGGGTCCTCGACCTTGGGATGGCCGATGACGATGGGTGCCTTCCACTTCGAAGGGTCGTAGGCGCGGGCGCTGGCGGCAAGATCGGCCGTCGATATGGTCACCGACGTGCCGTTCATCTCGGTATGTGTGCCGGCGCGGAAGGCGGCAAAAGCGCTCAAGCTGGCGTTCGGCATGGCATCAGACCACGTTGCGGATGAGGAAGCCGGCGCCCATGCCGGTCAGGACCGGCGCCCGCTCATAGGTCACGCCGTAGAGCCACGACCGCTTGCCGTGATCCCAATACGGCTGCATGACCGACGGATTGCCCTGCAGAGTGTAGGTGTAGGCAAAGCTGGGCACCTCCGGCCCATCGGCCTTCTCAGGCGCATAGGCCAGGAAGGCGTGCGGCCCCCATACATCCGCGAAGCCGGCTTTCTCCGCGAACACGGCCTTGCCCACGGCCACGGTCTCGATATCCAGCATCGCCGCAAGCCGCGCCTCGGTTACCGCATCGGCGCTGACTCCCTTGAGCCGCTCCAGCACCTTGGGATGGTTGCGCAGCGGACGGAAGACCTTCGCTCCGAGCACCAGGACATTGGGCTCCATGCCGGTTGCCTGCCGAATAGCCTCTGCCCCCTGCTCGATGTCGCCGATGGGGTCGCTCGCGGCATCGGTCCACTTCTCGGCGGCGGTCGCCGCCTCCTTGACGTGGCCGGCGGCGTAACTGGCGGGGTTGCTGGCGATGTCCGCCTGTTCCGCTTCCAGCGACAGCGTCATGATGCCCATGCCGACATTAACGGCGCGCAAGCCTAAGTCGATTCCCGTCCCGAGGCGCGCGTCCTCGAACGTTTCCTTGGGCACCGGCACATCCAAGCTGTCCTGGACCAGCTCGAACGGCTTGCCCGCATAGCCGAACTCGACTTGCATCGCGTCCGCGCCGGGCGCTCGCCGGGTGTTGTACTTGCGAAAAGACTCGGTCCCGAACTCAATGGCCTTGCCGCCACGGAGCTTGACCTCGACCCGAGGGAACAGGAGATGGCCGACGAACCGGGGTTGCGCGTATCCCTGCGCATGGTTCGTCAGGACCGGATCTACAAGGCGGGCCTCGTCGGGCTGCATCATCATGTCGACCTCAGCGAATCAGGATTTCGAAGCTGTCGCCGGCCGCAGCCGCAGCCGAGCGCGCCTCACCGATGGCAATGCCCGTATCGGCCGTCTTGACGCCCCGGCCGGTCGCGTCGGGCGCGACCAAGTCGCCGGGGGCCACCGGCCCGCCCGCCTCCATATCGGTCACGCCTATGACCGTGGCTCCGAACCACTGGCCAGCGGCTACACTCGTCTCCGCGACGCCGAGTGCCTTGGCGGCGCTGGCGACTCCCCCCGCGAAGCTCACGGCACGACCCGCCGTGACTGCGGCTGTCGCCTGGACCGACAGAACCAAGACCGGATGTTTCATCGAACCCCCTGAGTGCGCCGGGCGCGCCCGGCGGAATGCAATTTCATAGGAAGGGCTAGGAGCGGCCTCGCGGTGCTTTCGGCACCCATCCCCGCACCCGCCCCGTCTCGGGCCTTTCCGGGCCCGTTAGAGCCGCGTTAGCGACGACGCTGGATGGGCATCCTCTCGATCACCGGCTTGCCATCGCCTCGAGCCGCCCTGATTGCGGACGCGACGGACCCACTGTTCGGATGTCTGGAGATCCCTGGCGCATTCGGCGGTGCCGCCCGGATGCGCCAGGATGTTCCGCATTTTGGAGCCGACCCCGCCACGAAGCGGCACGTATTGGCGAGTGCCACCCCAGCGCTCACAGATGACGCGCGCGGCCGCTAGCCCGACGACGCGCACAAGCGCGCTGGACTCTGACAGGCGCTCAAGCGAGGGAATGTCGATCGTGCGGCCGCCCCTGGCGTCCGACAACGACATTGCCTGTTCAACGTGACCGGCGCGCGCAAGCTCGTACAGGATGCCGGGAAACCATTCGGGTGTGATCGAAGGCTCAACCATTGACGGGCGAGCCCCAGCGGGTGAACGGCTGCATTCCGATCGTCGACCGAACGCGCCGGACCCATTCTTCTGTCGCACCGGTCTGCCGAGCGATCTCGCGCGGGCGCAAGCCGCTGTCCAAGTGCTGAACGATGGTAGCCTTCAGGCCCGGCCGCTCGGCGCAACGCGCGAAATACACGTGGCTCGGCCCGAATGCCTCAGCGAGGACACGCGCGGCGTCCATTCCAATCAGCCTGACCAGCGGCGATGTCGGGCGCAAATTGTCGGCGCCCGGCACGTAGCGTTTCAGGCCACCCCATTCCCGCGACAGCCGCTCCGCCTCGGTCGCAAAACCGGCGTCGACCAATGACGTGTAAACTGCGCCCAGGTATCCCCGGAAGCCCGTGTCGCCGATCCGATTCATGAAGTGTTGCACCCTCGCTCAACATCTGCCCCAATGGTTTGGGGGATAGCGAGGTATTTGTATTGACCCAATCGGTTGGGTCAGACGCGAAAGCGTTTCGGGGTTGCTGCCTGAGCCACTTCTATATTCAATTTGTCTTGCGTCACCAGCGCCCAGGTGACGCACTTAGGGACTCGACGCCTCTTGAGCGCCCGATCTGTCCTCCAGATCGGGCGCTCTTCTCATTGAGCCCGTCTGGCTATATACCGCTTAAAGCTGCCACGACTGAGCCGCACCGCCCGGCATCGTTAAGGCGTGGGGCCCATCAGGGGGCGGGTGCCTGATTTTCTGTTGTGATCGCCCCCCGCCCATGCAGCAGCTCTCAGAAACCTTCCGGCATATCGGTGGGAACAGCCACTTTCATCCTGAGGAAAATCACTTCTGCCGAAAATCTGACTTGATTGCCGTCAGATCTCGAATTCGCTGTCTTGTCAGATCGCGAAGCGACTCCATGTATACTAGACCATGCGCTGAGCCTCCTCGGACTGTATCAGCAGCCAAGGCAGATTGCGCGGTCGCATACTCTGTCCATTTACTCTGCGACTCTTTGACAAGTGTCGCGCACTCATCATCTACTGAATTACAAATGTCCTCAACCAACTGAGACAGCTCGGCCTCTTCTAAATTCAATTTATTAGATGTCACTACCTTCAATCCCATGGTGCTGTCTGGGACAGGCCCATTCAGCAGCATGTCTATATAATCATCCAACGCTCGTAAGAAGATAAATACAGATCCTATAAATTTTTCAATCTCTGCCAAATCGTAAGGGCGTTCCTCCGGTATTTCGTGGGCAACAACATTACGTGCCTCAAACAGACGCCCAAGTGTTGCTCTTGCGGCGACGGGATCGGCGATGATCGGTTTGCCAGCGTGAAACTTCATATCCCCGGCGTCTTCGTCGTAAGTCCAATCCAGCTCTCTATGTGCTGCCAGTTGTACCCAAAGATCTCCTCCCAGCAACTGGTCAAATACCGATACGAGCAGATCAAAGCGGCTCAGTGGAAGTTGGTGGGCGACAAAAGTGCCCATGCTTACGGAGCCTCCGGCGATAGCACTAGTTACGTGAAAATCGATTTTCCCTCGCGACGCTTCTAAAAGCTTTCCGGCTCGACTACGGTAAGGATCCCCATGGTCAATCATCCGGGCGATCCAACTCCGGCAGCACACTTCCATGATGGTGACAAGTTTGACGACTATTCCGCCGGCCGTAAATTCGTCCCTAACCTTCGACCATCTCTCAGCAATTGGATACACTTCTGTCCATATTGCACTATGTTCGAGTTTTCCGCTCCGCTTTTTATATTCCTCTATTTCCTTCAGAACATTCTTTGCCATCACGCGTCACGCGTCCGGTAGTTGCCGCGGAGCTTCATACCGCCCCGCCTTCGCATATGATATCCGAGTTGGATGCGCCCAATAGTGGCTATATATCGACAACGAAAGAGTGCGGAAAATTCACTGCCTTGCGCCGTCGAATCGACTGCGCTAACGTTCTGGTGGGCGTCGAAACCCATCACACAAGGCGGTAAGGCACCGCCGGGCGGCATCAGTCGTCGAAGGTGCTTTTTTTATGCCCGGAGTTCCGGGCTGGGCCGGTCTATTTCTGGCCGGGAGGCGGCGGCACATGTCCAAGGGGCAACCCTAAAAGCTGTCGCGCCGTTCCTTGTGGCGGTTTCGAACTCCCGGCTTGCCCCATCCGGGGCGGGTCCCACGCGCCTTCGAAAGCGCACGCAAGGGAACCGGACCATGTTTCACCTTCTGTCGCCGAGCTATCACGACGACCCCTTGTCCATTCTTGACGATCTCTCCGCCGTCGCGGAGGCGCTCGCGTATGGCTTCCGGGACAATGAGGCTGCCGAAGCTACTGACGCCCGGCGCGGCTATGGCCTGATTGCGTCAGCGCTGAGCGCGGCGCTTCTCGATGTCGGAACCGTGGTCAAGGGGCAGATCCAAGGCTTTCGTCGGGATCGGCTCGCGGAGATGGCCCAACGGTATGAATCGACAGAGCAACCGCGACCGAAGGGCGCTCCCGACCTGACCGAGCCGGTCGGCGATGACGCGCCGAGCCCCGAGGAATTGCTCGCCGAGGCGCGCAGAGCCGGACAGGCCCACGACGCCGAACGAGGTGGGCGCAGACGCATCGTCCGTGCCGGCTGATCCTGCTCCATCGGGGGCGAGGCCGATGCTTCGCCCCATTTTCATGTCTGACCACGAAGGGAGCACGTCATGCACGACGATGGCTTTTCCCTGACCGTCTCGATCCCCGTCGCAGAGTGGACGCGCATCAACCACCGTCTGCGTTACATCGAAGCGGCCCTGATACAGATGCTGCGCGGCGGTCGCCGCCTGAAAGAGTGGTTCACGCTTGCCGACCTGCTGGCGCTCAACCTTCCCGGCCTTCCGACGACGCGCCAGGGCCTCGGCCGCCGGGCAGCCCAAGAGGACTGGCCACGCCGGATTGGCGCTGGCAAAGGCGGCGAGCGATACGAGTTCCATTTCTCCGGCCTGCCCAAGCGGGCGTTCGAGGGGCTGATTGATGGCATCGTGGCCGCGCCGCTCCGGTCGCATGAGGAACCGGACGCACCCGCCATTCAACCGGCACCATCAGCGCCGCGCCCGCTGGTTGTCGCGAATGCTGAGCCGGTATGGATGCTGCCTCTGATGCGAGTGCTGAGGGGCGGGCGCAAGATGACGTTGGAACAGGTGATGCGGGAGCTTCCCAAGCGTCTCCCGTCCGGGGTCAGTTGCCCAACTCGGGATGAGGTGCGGATTACACTGCGCCGACTTGGCTTAGGCGCCTGACAGCCAGCGTTAGCGGCTACAACCGGGGGCGGTGAGCAATTCACCGCCCCTTTTTCTATTGCGGGAGACTGTATCCGACCGGCATCGCTTGAGTCGATAGTATTGCGCCGCACCAATAACGCTCAGTATTTCCCATCCGCAAGGCGGATCTGGCGCTAAGCAAGCCGTTCCTGCCAGTTCCCACTTCCGCCAAACTTGACCGCATGCCGCGACACGAGGCGCGGCACCTAAGGCATTGAAATTCGGCAACGTTGGCGCAACTGGAAAGAGTTCCGAGCTTTGCCAATCTTCCTTTCCGGAAAGGTTGGCCGAAGTGGGAACCCGACGGTGGGTAGCTTGGAAGCGGGTTCGCGGCCGCTCAAACCCAGGCACAGGGCCGATCTCACCTCCGACCACGGCCCGATCGTTTACTTCCAAACGTGATCCATCGGCGCTCATTCCCGTGCAAAAGCGACTGCCCAAAATTCGCACTTTTGCCCATTTCGTCTAAAATCTCGCTTTGGCAGAAAACCCCGTTAGCGCGACGGGAAGGGACGATTTTTCAAACGCTTAGGGACGATTTTTATGAACTCGGAACTGTGTCAAATCGATCACCCCCCTACACCTGCACCCGGAAGGCCGACCCGACGCCCAGCGCCTGGATCTTGTCCTCGATCAGCCGCTTGACCGACTGGTCGAGCGAGCGCTGCACCTCGCGGATGCACACGGCCCGCACCGGCGCCGCCTCGATGCAGCGCCGCACCAGCAGCTCGGCGAAGGCATGCGACTTGCCGGAGCCGCGGCCGCCGAATGCGGCCTTGTAGCGCGACGGCTCCAGCAGCGCCTCGAAGACGGGCGCCAGGTCGGGCGGGGGCAGGGCGGCGGCGTCCGGCGCCACTGCCCGCGGCACCATCCCGGCCTCATCCAGCCCCTGGTCGCGGCAGAACTGCCGGAATGCCTCATCCAACGGCGGCAGGCCGTCGACGTCGTGCTCGGCGACGCCGCCGGGGCCGAGGCAGACCCGGGCCGCCCTGGCCAGGTTGTGCACCACCCGCGGAAGCGGGGGCAGGGCTCCCGGCCGGGCCAGCTTCACGAAGCAGGTGGCCACGACCTCCGGCTTCTTCATCAGCCTGTGGGCCCGCTCCCGCGCGCCGGCCTCCGAATAGCCGACCTCCCGGGCGGCTGCAGCGCCGTTGCCGTGGCGGATGTAGCACTCGGTGTAGTTGTCCCAGCTTGCTCTCAGCTCCATCGCCTCCGCCTCCGCGCCGCAGGCACGAAAAAGCCCGCCGCGGCGGGGCCGGGCGGGCGCAACTCTTCGACTGTGCCTGAACTGTGCCGCGTGACGGCACGTCGCGTCAAGAACAAAAACAGAACATAGGCGGATCATGCGCTCGCCGCGACATCGCGAGCGGCGCCGGCAACCCGGTGACGCGGACGACCGTCATCGGGTAGCTTGGGCGCCGTGTACGGCGGGGATGGCGGCGATGGCGACGGATGCGGATCTGCGGGAGAAGCTTCGGAAGATCGAGGCGCTGCATGCCGGCGCCGGCACCGAGGGAGAGCGGCTGGCGGCGGAGGCGGCGCTGGAGCGGATCCGGGCGCGGCTGCGGCAGCAGCAGGCCCGGGATCCGGCGGCGGAGACAAAGGTCTCGCTGCCCGACCAATGGTCGCGGCACCTGTTCGTGGCGCTGTGCCGGCGCTACGGGCTGAAGCCGTTCCGCTACCCGCGGCAGCGTCGGACGACGGTGATGGTGCGGGCGCCGCGAGGCTTCTTCGACCAGATCCTGTGGCCGGAGTTCCAGGAGCTGAACGCCGAGCTGAGGCGCTATCTGCAGGCGGTGACGCTGCGGGTGATCCGCGACGAGGTCCATGCCGACACGGCCGAGGCGCCCGAGGTCGCCGAGCCGTGGCCGGCGAGGTGATCAGTCGCGCGATGTCGCCCGGGGGTGCTCCGCCTCCCGGTCCTCGGCGGCCGCGGCCGCTTCCTTGGCCCGGATCGCGCCCAGCGCCGACGCGACCAGCCCGGTCGGGATGGCGATGATGCCCAGCGCCACGAACAGCATCAGCACGGTGAAGATCCGGCCGATGGCGGTCACCGGATAGACGTCGCCATAGCCGACCGTGGTCAGCGTCACCGCGGCCCACCACATCGCGTCGAACACCGAGGCGAAGGCCTCGGGCTGGGCGTCGTGCTCGAACTGATAGATCACCAGCGCGCAGACATACAGCACGATGACCGCCGCCGCGCCGAACACGACGATCTCCTCCTTCACCGCGCGCCAGGCGGCGGTCAGGCGGTCGATGGCGCTGTTGTAGCGGGCCAGCTTCAGCAGCCGGACCAGGCGCAGCAGCCGCAGCGCCCGCACGGCGCGCAGGTCGATGCCGAGGCCGGCGAAGACGAGGCCGAGATAGAACGGCGCGATCGCCAGCAGGTCGACGACCCCGAAGAAGCCCCGCGCATAGGCGCCCGGGGCAGGGGTGGTGGCGAGGCGCAGGACGTATTCGGCCGTGAACACCGCGACGACGACGATCTCCGAGACGGCCAGCACCGTCGCGGCCCAGCCCGGCAGGCCGGGCAGGGTCTCGATCCCCATCGACAGGGCGGAATACAGGATCAGCGCGTGCAGCCCCAGCTCGACCCGATGCCCCAGCCCGGGATGCCGCCCGTCGAGCGCGGTCGCCACCTGCTTCCTCCAGTCCATGATCCCCCCTGCATGGTTTCTTGCGCCCGGGCCGTCGCCGGGTCGGCCGCAGACCATCCTCATCTTCGTCCTGGCCGGCGGCAAGCCGCGCCACGGCGCCCTCTCCAAAGATCGGCGGTACCGACGGCCGGTATACGAACTGATTGCCTGTCCCGCTTGCGAGACCTTTTCAGAACAGCTTCCGTTCTTCGGGCATGACTTTTTATCCTCCCCCTCCCCCCGCGGGAGGGGGTAGGGGGAGGGGGTTCTCTCGGCTCGACCCGGCCTGGATCGTCGGGGGACCGGCACGGATGGCGATCTCTGTTCACTGCCCATGCGCGCCGACGCGCGCAGACCCCTCCCCCTAGCCCCCTCCCGCAAGGGGAGGGGGAGAGTGAAAGCCAGGGCGGAATACAGGATCAGCGCGTGCAGCCCCAGCTCGACCCATGCCCCAACTCTTCGGCGGACGCTCCTTGAGGGAGTAAGGCGGCCGGACATGGTCCGGTCATGACCTCGCCCGGTGGATGCGGCCACGGTGCAATCAAGACTAACAAAATATGACAAAGTTTTCATTCGCGCTCGCGGCAAAAACATCGTAGCAAATCTGCATACAGCTCTATGTTTTCATTGTGGGGGCGTCGTGTACACTGTTTCAGTGAACTTGCGGCCGGATCGATCCTACCGGCTCGACGCAGATCAGCGCGGCGATACGAAACGGCTTCCGTCAAAGCCGACCAGCCAGATGCTTGCTGTCGGCGCGCAGGCAGGCGGGGTTTCTGCCGATGTCGCCTGGCGGATATACCGGGCGATGATCGAAGCCGCGGCCGGCGAAGCTCCCGGATCCGGGCGCATCCATGATGTTTAGCATCGCGAACTGCTGATACCAGCGACCTGAAATATTCACCCGTCATGGCGAGCCCCGCAGGAGCGTGGCCATCCAGAATGGCGGGATTCGTTCCGGCTGCAGGACTGGATGGCCACGCTTCGCTCGCGATGACGAGGAAGGGGCGGAGAGTCGATCTCAAAGGCCGTTGGTATCAGCCGTGCCCGTGGCCTGACCGCGCCTCGATTGCCTCATGGGCGCAAGGCCGATCGCCGCGTTGCTCCCGCATGGTGAAGGCGAAAGCCCGCCAACCGTGTATTGTCGCTGCAAGGACACCGGGGAGGACGCCCATGCCGTCGCTTTGCCGCCGTCCGGCCTCGATGCCGGCCGCCCTTGCCCTCGCGATTTTCCTCTCGGCCTGCGCTGCCGACCGGGCGGCGGCGCCGACCGCATCGCCGTTCGTCTCCGTCGCGACCCAGCCGGCCAATGTCGGCGACGCGCGGATCGCGGCGCTCGCCTATCGCAACTCGGGCGCCTATGACCGCGATGTCGCCGAAATCGCCGCGCAGGCCGGGCGCTGGCTCGCCGGCCGGGCCGCCGGCGTGGCCCGCCCGGCGCTGGTGCTCGACATCGACGAGACCGCCCTGTCGAACTGGGAGATCATCCTGCGCGACGATTTCGGGCGGCCGATCGCCGGCCCGTGCGACCCGGCGGGGAAGGGGCCGTGCGGCTGGGCGGCCTGGGACCAGCTCGGGCGCGATCCGGCGATCGGGCCGACCCTGGCGCTGTTCCGGCAGGCCCGGGCCGCGGACGTGGCGGTCTTCTTCATCACCGGGCGGCCGGAGAGCCAGCGGGCGGCGACGGAGCGGAACCTCGCGGCGGCGGGCTACCGCGGCTATGCGAGGCTCGCGATGGTGCCGGACGGTGCGCATTTCACCTCGGCCGCGGAGTTCAAGGCGCCGGTGCGCGCCGCGATCGAGGGCGAGGGCTATACGATCGTCGCCAATGTCGGCGACCAGCCCTCGGATCTCGAGGGCGGCCATGCACAGCGTGCGTTCCTGCTGCCGAACCCGTTCTACCGCGTGCCCTGATCCCGAAAGCACCGTCACTGCCATGTCCCAGGGCGCCCGGCCTTCCACTGCGGTATCTGTCGACGCACGCCCGAGACCGCCGCCACCGCCCCCCACCGGCGCCGGCTTTCGGATTCACACATCTCCGAGCGCGATCAAATTGCCTCTCCCGCAAGCGAGACCTTGTCAGAATCCCGCCATTCGACTCGGCCTATGCCTTTAATCCTCCCCCTCCCCTTGCGGGAGGGGGCAGGGGGAGGGGTCTGCGCGCGTCCGCGCGAAGGGGCCGTGGACAGAACTCGCCATTGGCGCCGTCTTGCGACAATCCAGGTCGGATCAAGCCGAGAGAAAACCCCCTCCCCCTACCCCCTCCCGCAAGGGGAGGGGGAGGATTAAAAGTCGATACCGGAAGGGCGGAGTCATTCCAAAAATGGTCCCGCAAGCGGGAGAGGCAATCCGTTCGCATGCCCACCGCCGGTGTCTCAGGCCGATGTGTGAATCCGATAGCCGGCGCCGGAGAGATCTCATCGGGTCAGGCTGGCCGCCAGCGCCTGGAGGTCGCCCGTGCTGAACGGCTTCGACAGCACCGGCCGCACGATGAAGCGATAGTCGATCTGGTCCTTCGGACGGGACGACACGAAGGCGAAGGGGATGCCTCGCTCCGCCAGCACCTCCGCCACCGGATAGACGTCCTCGCCGCCCGCCAGCTGGATGTCCAGCAGCGCCGCATCGAACGCCTCGGACCTTGCGGCCGCAAGCGCATCCGCCAGGCTCGACACCGGGCCGACGGTCCGGAACCCGGCCGCGCCCAGCGCGTCCGCCACGAGCACCGAGATCAGAAACTCGTCTTCGACCACGAGGATCGTCGGTCTGTCGTCGGATCCCACGTCCCACCCCCCGTCAACGATGGCTCTTCCATCAACAGCCGGAGGCCAGGGAAGTGCGGACCCGATCGTGTCTTTTGTATCTTTTGGACGCAACCCGGCCTGGACCATGGTGAGGGGAGATCCGGGCCGGGCCTGAGCGCTGGATGTGAGAACGGGCGCTCGATGATAGAGAACTGCTATCCTAAGTAGAAGACCAGGGGTGGTTTCACCCCTTTTTGGAAGGGCCGGTGCGCAGGCAGCCGCTTCTGTCGCGAATGCCGCCTCTTCCGCTGCCTGCTGGGCGCGGCGCCGCAGCGTGTGATCGTCGGCAGCAGGGTCATCAGGTGGCGGACGAGCTGACCAAAGCCCGAGTTCGAAACGCGAACCGGGCCCAGTGCGTGCCACGGTGCCATTGAACTCGGCCGCGTCCGGCGCATGTCATTGGCATGAAAACCCTCATCCGCCTGGCGCTCTTCGCCGGCGCGGTCCTGGCCATCGCACCGATGGCCAGCGCGCAATGCGTCGTGGACCCGAAGGCTGTCGATGCCGACGGCGCTCCCTGTGTCAACGGGACGGCCGGCGGGTCTCCACCGCTGGTCCGCGGCCAGCGGCCGGCCGTTCAGGATATCAAGCCTCCCCAGAAGGTGACTCCCGTCAGGCCGCTCCCGGCCCCCAAGCCGGCCAAGCCGGGCAACCTCATCAATCCCCCGAGCCTCGCGCCGCCATCCGCGCTGAAGCCATAAGGCGAAAGCCACCGCGCAGGGTTTGAATGCGCGTTCCACGTGAGAGAGGCCATCTCGCCATCGGCGGCCTGAACGCCTCCTGGGCCGCAGGTTCGGCAGCCGGCGGGCGGACCGGCCCCGGGTCGCGCCGGGGCGCAGGCCTTCCGCGGCCGCGTCGATCAGCTTGCGCACCGCATCCTCATGCGGCGCCGGCCCCTTGTCCTGCCGTCGCCGCTCGATCTCCTCGAAGCAGGCGAGCAGGACCTCCGGCTTGGTCATCAGCGCGGCGCCCTGGTGGCGGGCGTTGCTTCCCCTGTAGCCGACATGCTCGGCGGCGAGGCTGGCGTCGCCGAACCGCGTGAAATGCTGCGCGAACCGGCGCCAGCTCGGCTTGACCCAGACCACCCATGGCGCGACCGTCGTCATCCTCCACCTCGCACGAAAAGGCCCGCCGCGGCGGGGGCCGGGCGGGCGCAACTCTTCGACTGTGCCTGAATTGTGCGGCTTGACGTGCCGTCGCGTCAAGAACAAAAATAGAACACAGGCGGAGTGCCGGGTGCCGGCGGGGGATGGCGACGATGGCGACGGATGCGGATCTGCGGGAGAAGCTGCGGAAGATCGAGGCGCTGCATGCCGGTGCCGGCACCGAGGGAGAGCGGCTGGCGGCAGCGGCGGCGCTGGAGCGGATCCGGGCGCGGCTGCGGCAGCAGCAGCAGCAGCAGCGCCAGCACCAGCACCAGCACCAGCAGCACCAGCACCAGCACCAGCACCAGCACCAGCAGCAGCAGCAGCAGCAGCAGCAGCGGCGGCAGGCCCGGGATCCGGCGGAGGAGACGAAGGTCTCGCTGCCCGACCAATGGTCGCGGCACCTGTTCGTGGCGCTGTGCCGGCGCTACGGCATCCGGCCGTTCCGCTACCCGCGGCAGCGGCGGACGACGGTGATGGTGCGGGCGCCGCGAGGCTTCGTCGACCGGATCCTGTGGCCGGAGTTCCAGGAGCTGAACGTCGAGCTGAGGCGCTATCTGCACGCGGTGACGCTGCGGGTGATCCGCGCCGAGATCCATGCCGACACGACCGAGGCGCCCGAGGTCGCCGAGCCAGCGGCGTGACCGGACTCGATCCGGCAACGCCGGAGCCTCAATCTCTCCCCCTCCCCTTGCGGGAGGGGGGCAGGGGAGGGGTCTGCGCGCGTCCGCGCGCGAATGCGCAGCAGTGGGTTGTGGTGGCGCGCCTGCACCAGCCGATCCCGCTTGTGCCGGCGACCCCGGAACACGGACCCGTCATGGCGAGCCCCGAAGGGGCGTGGCCATCCCTAGCGCCGGTTTCCAGATCGCTCCCTCCCAATCAAGGCCGGAAGTCGCTCAAAGTGCAGTGTCACCGCAATCTCTCGAGCTGATCGAGAACACTCTGCGGCTGACCTCCGAAGCCGAAAGCTCAAAGGTCGAGCGATAGGGTTCGAGTCGACTAAATGTTGACAGTAGTAGCGCTAACATCCATTACTCGCGAGTGGTATATTAGGCGGGGTAATTTAAATGCGGCATGTTGTGACGGTGATTCTCATGCTCAGTGTGCCTGGAGGAGCGATGGCTCAGGAGCAGGGGCTCTCCTTCGGCGCAAGTGGCGCCACGCCGGAGACCGACGCTCCGACGAAACCTCTCGAGGACCTAACCGCCATACAGGCAGGTGTTCAAGGCTGCCGTGACAAGCTCGCCGACAATGCTCGGCTAGCCTGTTTCGACGAGCTCGGGGAGAAGATACTCGGCGTTCAGAGAACACAGGCCGAAGTATCTGCAGCAAGCGAATGGGAGTCCCGGACCAGCACCGATCCGCTGACTGACCTCCCAGAGATTCGCATTGGACTGCGTTCGTCCACCAAGGTGCCGAACTCCATTGGCACACCCGGGGACTCATTTCTGATCATCGGCTGTCGCAAGAACACGACCGAGCTGATCGTCAGTTGGCCAAGTTACTTGGGGTCGGATTCGGTGGCCGTGCGATACCGCGTTGATGACGGTTCGATAGAGCGAGGCACATGGACGCCGGCCACTGGCGGGCAGGCTGCGGGTCTCTGGAGTGGTGCGCGCTCGATCCCCCTCCTGAAGCGGCTCATCGGCGCAAAGAAGTTTACGGTCGCAATGGCAGGTTACGACAGTGGCGAAGCATCGGCGGTGTTTAACCTTGCGGGTTTGGACGAAGCAATCAAGCCGCTGCGCGAGATTTGTAAATGGTAGCGCTCTCGACAAGCTAAATAACGACTCTGTTGAAGTGGAGGTCGGCGCCCCGAGCCACCAGCCAGCGTGCCAGCTTGTCCGGACAGGCATCGAAGGCCAGCGCCGTCTACTTGACATAGCCGCCGCGGGCGTCTGGCGCGCAGGTCTCGAACACCGCCTTCAGCGCCGTGAGATCGCCGCTGGCGAGCAGGTCTTTGAAAGTCTTCGGCAGCAGCTTCTTCGGGGCTTTGGCCATGGGCAGCCTCGATGTCGGGACTTCGCGATACGATAAGGTTCCCCGAAAAGAACCGTCATGGCGAGCGTCCCATGTCGTTGCGCGGCCCCGGAGAAGAAAATTTTTTAACTTCTTCAAGAGCCCGAATGAGTGTGGCCAGAAGCGGCGCCGGCTTCCGAATCGCTCCCCTTGAGCGAGGGGCGGCTGCGAACGCTCTGTCGCCGTAAATAGTCGAGAGTGCGAGAGCCGCTCTGCAATTGTTGAACATCGCCTTGCGACTGGGAGGCCGGGATGATATCAACATCACGGGGCTGGACACCTCCGACCTGTCGCCGGGTCAAACGTCCGAGACTCGATATCGGTCAGATGGCTTCGCACCCCAGCGGCCTGCTGCGTAATCGGCGAACTGCATGCCCATTGAGGTGTCGATCCATGTTTTCCCTCGCGATCCATCTATCCCCGGCTGCAATTGACGAGATCAAGACTGATCTTCGCGAGGCGCTGCCGCATGTGAAGTCCTCTCACCGCTGCGAGGCTCTTGCTCGTGGCCTTGGGTTCCGTACTTACGCCGCGGCACTGACTCAGGCGTCTGGCTTGGCCAAAGCGAACGGTGTCGCATTTAGCGATTACCTCGCAGAGCATGGCTTTCAAATCGACCCACCGCCCCTTTACGAAGCTGTCGGCCGATGCGCTGTGCGCAGGGTGCTCGAGAAAATTCCTGATCTCTCGGTCAATGGCATGGGTGTCGTCCGCGAGCGGACGTCGGACCGAACCTGGGAGTCGCCGAGCGAGACAAGAGCACGCCACGAACTATCGCGGGCACGCTTGGTCGACGATGGAGTCGAAGAGTTTCTGCGATCTCTGGCGCTGCTGGAGCGTATTCAGCCGACCAAAAACGTGCGCAGCAATACCGACAGCTACGAACTGAAGCACATCGCTGAGAAGTATCGGTGCACCTACCCTGAGGGTCAGGAGTTGGGGCCGGACTACGTATCGAACGGCGCATTGATCGCAGCTGCGGTCCATGCGGGCTTTAGCTACAGGACGTATAGTTATGGCTCGGGGAGGTTGTTACCGAACGTGTCATTCAATATGTCGATCAACTCGCTTAAGGCTATCATAAAAATAGTTTCGAATTAACGTTGCTCAATCTTAAGTTTGGCTGTCCCTGCGATCGCGGTGGCTCTTGTGTAGGATCGTCGCGATCGGCAGGCAGTTATGATGACGGTGTGTGGAAGGCCTTCGCACGTCGAGTGAAGGGGCAGTTGATTGGTTTTACTGCAGGGGTAGTCACCTCGCTTCCTGTTCGTTGGAGGGCAACCTACTGAGGTGCACCGTTGTGATAGATCGGTATGCATATCGGACTCAAGTTCTTTGATCTTCGGATCGGGCGTGTTCTTGAAAATCAGAGAATAATCAAAGATTTTGTTGAAAATCTAGGTGTTGGAGGGGAGGCTGGAAATCATGAATTCGAATTTGCCGCTTTCAAACGATCTTTTCTGGATTGCTCAGCGCCATGGGCAGGATTGGCGGGATGAAGATGTTTTGAACGCCGTAGAATGGCTGGCGTCATTGGTGCCGTCTGACGAATGGGCGAAGCGCTCAACAGGAGTGGAGGCAAGGTTCGAGTCTGCGAAAGGTGACTGGGCTGAGGGCCGAAGGAGTGTGCTTTACGACCCGGCTGACATGATTGCTTGGTATGTATACCAAGCGAGATGCTACGCCGACCCCTCTTTGCGTCCCGATTTTTTTGAACCAGAAGGGTATCGAATTGCGCCAGTGTTCAGACGACTGGGGCAGATGCTTCCACTTTTGAAGCAGATCGAAGGCGCTGACGAGCGAGCTGCCCGCCTGATGCGTGATGGCAAAGCGCAACCTGACGATGGAATTTACGAGTTCCTAGTAGCCGCTGCATATCAAAGTCGGGGATGGAGCCGCGTCGCCTTCGTCCCAGAGATGCCAGGAATTAGGAGACAACACGACCTGTTTGTAGAACGTGGCCGATCTAATTGGGCAGTCGAATGCAAGCGCGCCGGCCGCTCTGGTTATGCGCGAGACGAACGGCTCGCGGGCGAGCGGATGTCAGCGGCGGTGCATGAGATATCGCGTGACGCTAGGCGCCCTCTGATGGTCATGGTTCGTTTCGAGGCCGAGCTATCGGACCTCAGTGACCGGTATCTTGCGGAGAAAGCGGCTGCCTTCCTCAATGGTAGGAAGCCCTTCGAGTGGCAGGATGAAGGTGGGGCGGGAGTCGTCGCTGACGTTGTGTGGGAACCGCTGCTTCACATCCTGCGTACGGATGATGTCTACTTTGGGTCGAGCAGAATGATTCAACTACTATTGGGTGGATACGATCCTTCAGCGGACTATAGTGTAGCTGGCGATTGGGCCCCGGCCGAGGGCCGTCCACTGCACGCGACCTCTATAAGTCATGTGAGTCTTGTTACCTGGCGGAGTGCATCGCCTGAAGCCGCGCGAAGGAAGGCGCAACATTTTCGAGGCGTAGTCGGAAGGGCTTCTGATCAGCTCCCCGGGGATCGCCCGGGAGTAGTACATGTCGGTTATGAGGCGATAGGAGGCAATTCCGTCGATGGTTTACGCCACCGCCTTAACCGACGGGAGATGCGATCCTTCGATGCGAAAGAGAGCCGGCTACGATGGGTCTATGCGAATTACATGATGCCGGAGCACGTGATTGCTCAGAACGAGAGCGCAGCGATTGTAGAGACAACAGCTTGGTATCGAGTAGGAACTGGAGGCACGCGCGAACCGCTCAAATGGCATATGCTATTTTTGGATGATGATGGTCAGCCGGGATCGCACTTTACCGGTTGAAACCGCCAACCCTTGATTTCGGCGATAGCATATTTTGGCGTGGCCGCTTGTCTGTGGCTGGACAGGCGGCCTCGGGATAGCTTTGAACGCCAGGAGCGGACGCACTCTGGCTACCGTCGAGTTGGGTCCACGAGACGTACACTGTGGCCGCAATCCGTCTTCGGCAGAGCAATTCGTAAGCACTGGATTTTATCGGGGTAATCGAGCGAGAAAATCGTATATTTTTTGGTCGAGAACTATTGTGGGATCGTTCTCTGCCCATTTTTTCGAATCTGGTTGTTCGATTATCTGAGCGTCACGAATTCGAATCATGGATTTAAGGTCTTCGTCTCCAAGAAATATGAGAAGTTTCGCAGATTCTCGCATTGCTCCCATTGCCGCGTAGAATGCATGCTCATGTGGCGGGGTTCGGCTAAGTATAAAGCAAATTGGTCGCAGCGCAGCAATACTTATATATCTCTCTGTCGTATATACTTGCATTGGAGTTATCGGTTCTGAATAGTTTTTGCACTCAAATACTATAACTCTAGCGCGAAAATCTCTCGTCAAAGTTTGCCAGAACATATGATTCGGATTGATCTGGTATATGATGTCAATAAAACTTAAGTGATCTTCAAGTCCCGCTTGCTGTCGTGGGTCGAGCAGGCTGTCGCCGAAAAGATAATTAATTATATCAAGACAAATATTTTCGTAGTCCTTCGCGCCAGCCTTCCCAGGCATGATCGACGTAAGCTGAGAGATTAAGGCGTTCCCTATCGCTTGGCGCGGTCGTTCCGCGAGAGAATTTACCGAATAAGATTGTTGAGGTTCAACAGGAAAGCCTGATCGCTTAGCATATTTATTTATGATATTATCTAGTGATAAGAATAATGCTCGGAATCTTTGGGCGAGAGGTGTGTTTGATGCCTTTGCGAGAAGATAATCTTTGTCCCATATATCGATGTTGAATAGTTTTGCAATATAATCTTTTCTGGATTGTTCGATCTGACTCGAAACTATAAGTAAAGGATTTCTTTGGCTGCTTTCAAAGCGCAGAGCTGCGGTTTGTGATCCCCATTCTCTCATGCTCTCGAGGCTTGCATTGGGAGAGAGCGCCAATTTCAATTCTGCGCAGAAAACGGGAGAATTTACCGACCTGGCCAGAATATCTATTGCCCTAATTCGGCCTCCTATTTCTCTTGCGACATTCTTCTCAACCGAAAAACCTAGAAGGGTTAACAATTTTGCGCACAGATCCAAGTATTCCTTAGAGAGGTCATAAAGCGTGTTTGGTTCTATTTTCGGTTTCTTCACCATTGCGACTCTCTTGAATGTTTAGCTGAAATCCGAGCAGATAAATTCGTTTCTATCGGTTGGCGCTTGAATGGTAAGCGGGCCAAGGTCCACCGAAATCCCCTGAGCCGCTTATCCCCTCACCCCACCATCTCCGCATGGTGACAAGCCACATCCCGCCCATCCACCGGCCTCAGCTCCGGCCGGTCCACGCTGCACACATCCGTCGCATACGGGCACCGCCGGTGAAACGCACACCCAGGCGGCGGGTTCAGCGGCGAGGGCAGCTCGCCCTTCAGCACCACCCGCTCGGCCCGCTTGGTCGGGTCGACGAAGGGGGTCGAGGCCAGCAGCGCCTTGGTGTAGGGGTGGCGCGGATGGCGGAAGATCGCCTCCTTGGTGCCGTGCTCCACCGGCCGGCCCAGATACATCACCACCAGGTCGTCGGCGATGTGCTCCACCACCGACAGGCCGTGGCTGATGAACAGATAGGCCAGGCCGAACTCCTCCTGCAAATCCATCAGCAGGTTCAGCACCTGGGCCTGGATCGAGACGTCCAGCGCCGAGACCGGCTCGTCCGCCACCACCACCTTCGGCCGCAGCATCAGCGCCCGGGCGATGGCGATGCGCTGGCGCTGCCCGCCCGAGAACATGTGCGGATAGCGGTCGTAATGCTCGGGCCGCAGGCCGACCTTCGACAGCATCGCCTCGGCCGCCTGCCGCCGCTCCGCCGCCTTCAGCTCGGTGTTGATCTTCAGCGGCTCCTCCAGGATCGCACCCACCTTCTTGCGCGGGTTCAGCGAGCCATAGGGGTCCTGGAACACGATCTGCACCGCGCCGCGCAGGCGCCGGCGCTGCTCGCGGTCGGCAGTCGCCACCGGGATGCCGTCGATGGTCAGCTCGCCCTCGCTCGGCGGCTCGATCATGGTCACGACCCGGGCCAGGGTCGACTTGCCGCAGCCGCTCTCGCCGACCACGGCCAGGGTCTTGCCGGCCTCCAGCGTGAACGACATCTCGGACAGGGCGCGCAGCGTCTTGGCGGGTTTGAAGGGCGAGGTCTTGACCTCGTAGAAGCGGCTCAGCTGCCGCGCTTCGACGACGGCCGTCAC